AATATATTTTGTTACTATTTTGTTACCATTAGTAACATTTCTCTGTGTTACCATTAGTAACAGATTAGTAACAGAATGTCTTGAAAAAAGATATCTATATTCTTATTCTTATTCTTTTTCTATATCTATATCTTTATCTGTGTTACCAGAAGTAACGCTTAACCGTTACCATTGGTAACGCACTACCGTTACTATTAGTAACAGATTGGTAACAAGTAATTTATTGCTTGCAAGGAAGTTGATAATTATGATACAATTCAATTGGTTACGATTGACTCCCGTAGCTAAGGTTTATCTCTCAACGAGGGTTGGGGGGGAGTGGTTGCCCCCCCAACGAATCAATCACTTAGTAGAAAGGAATTTATGGATACAAGTAAATGGAAGATGCTGTTGAAGTCCCGCAAGTTTTGGGCTGCCGTTGTTGGTTTAATTGTCGTATTTCTTGAAGCCTTTGTGCCGAACTTCCCATTTGACGGTGAGCAATTGTTATATTTTGTTGTCACCGTTGTGGGTTACATTTTGGGTACAGGCATCGAGGATGGTTTGGCCCGCCGGCAATAATATTCATCTGGGATGGGTGGGGATATTTCTCACCCATCAATAGTTTTAGACAGGTCACAACAATGAGAAATGCAGAAGCAATAAAGCGTAGACTTGAAGCCGCAAAGCACATAGGTGATCAGAAAGAAGCCCTAAACGCCCTTGCCGACATAACCTTCGATATAGGCATATCAGCTTGTGAAGAACGAGCAAAGTTACAAAATGAAATAAACAACTTGCGGAGGATCATATCCGGCAATGGTGATATAGAACACTCACTAATATCCAGGGTATCCGAAATGGAAAAATGCGTAAGCACGATGGGAAAAGATATAGCAAAAATAAAAAACGCACTGCTAGGGGATATTGGAGATGATGATAAATACACAGGTGGAATTATGGGGAAAATAAATGATCTAAAGGATTTCAAATCCGGCGTGACAAAAATTATGTGGGCTATCATCCTTGCTGCCATTTCACAGGTAGTAGTGGCTATCCTGGGACTTATTTAATGGGATCATCACTTGTTGATAAAGACGGTAATTTAATTTGGACTCATCAAATGGGTAAGGCGGCAGTTTTGTTGGCGCAAGGCTATACCAATGCTGAGGTTGCCAGGGATGAAGAAGTAGACGTAAACCGTTCAACGATTACGCGATGGCGGCGGTATGAAGAATTTGAAGCAGAGGTAGACCGGCTCTCTCTCATGTATGGGTTGGCATCCAAACCGGCTAGAATGAGATTGATCCAGCAGGCAGCCAGGCAGTTTATAGACAATGAGGGAAAAATCGATGTGTCTGGTTTTAATCTTTTGGACTTGCTGAAAGAGGCTCGTATGCAGATGGAAGGAGTACAGATTGGCATCCTCAATGAACTTGAAGCCTTCGATGCAAAGGCCGGACCTGTGGCCGGAAGCGGATCAGATTCAAGTAAGCAATTACCTGAAACAATCGAAGCTGAAACCGATTGATATTTGGCAGCCACAACCCAAACAAGAAGTATTACTGGAATTATGCGGATTGCATGAAGCCCTAACTGGTGGTCCCGTTCATCCGGCAATCTCTGGATTGATCGGATACGGCGGCGCAGCAGGTGGGGGTAAAACAGAGGGGATGATAGGGGTTGGTTTGATCGCACTTCTACAAGTACCAGGTGTAAAGATAGGATATTTCAGGCGCAAGTTTACAGAACTAGAGGGGTCGGATGGCCCTATTGAAAGATCACAAATACTTTACCCGCAGATCGGCGGGGTTTATAATAAATCATCCCATGTTTGGCGTGTGGGCGAAAAGGATAATGACGACTGGAACGAAGGCGTGGCCGGCGCACTCCGATTTTGTCACTGCCAATATGAAAGCAGCGTTATAGATTATCAATCTAGCGCATTTGACATTTTATTATTTGATGAAGCAACACATTTTAGCTGGAAACAAGTAAGTTATTTATTGACCCGTAACCGGAAAGCACGACATTCGATGCTTCCAAGGCCCTTTGCTATCTTTTGTTCTAACCCTGGCGGCGTGGGGCACATGTGGTATAAGAAAATTTTTGACATAAAGGATCGCGCAGATGAGTGAAGAAGCAATCTCAATGGTGTTTTATCGTGATTATACGCTTGTTACCCTTGCCGATGGGACCGAAATCAAGCTGCATCCCCAAATGGATAATGGGGAAAGGCTGACTTTACAAGAATATCAAGACATTTTTTACCCAATCATTCACGATAGCAACAGATTTAATAAATTGGAGGAAAATGATTGACCTTCCAGAAGTTAAAACGGTAGAAAATCCGCATCATAGGCAGGTAGAAACAGTCTTTTTGCCTGCTTTTTTGGATGATAACCCGATTTTAACTGAATCTGATCCAGGATATGCCGATAGATTGTTCCAACAAGGCGATAGACTGGCCAGAGCCTTGTTAGAGGGTGACTGGTCAGTGTTTGCGGGTCAGTTTTTCGATGAATTTGCTTATCATAGGCACACATGCGACTATTTTGAGATACCTAGATCATGGTCAAGGTTTAGAGGGTATGACTGGGGCTTTGCTGCCCCCGCTTGTATGCTTTGGTTTGCTAAAGAGCCGGCAACGGGTCGCTTATTCTTGTATAAGGAGTGGTATCAGGCCGGTTTTACCGATCCGCACCAGGCAGAAGCCATAAATGACATGACGGATGAGCACGAAAGGTTTACTTTCACCTATGCAGATCCATCTTGTTGGGCTAAAAGGACAACCGAGGTGATTGCCAAGTCTACATTCGATGTTTTTATGACGCACCAGATATATTTGACCAAGGCAGACAATAATCAGATGCGTAAGATCAAGCGATTGCGGCAAGCCCTGGGTGATATCCATGATGGTGAGCCTGGAATTAAAATATTTAGAAGTTGTGTCAATACCATTGGTGAAATTGAGGGTTTGATGAGTAATCCTGATCATCCCGAAAGATGGTTGAATGGACAGTTAGATCATGCCATAGATGCCTTTGGGTATGCCCTAAGCAATTATAAACCCCCAACAGTAACGGGGCTAAAGGAAAAAAGAAATCGTGGTATAAGTAAAAAGAACAAGTATGCAGTGAAGGGATTGTAAAATGAAAACCATTGACGATGCTAAAAGTCACGCACAAGATTTGATGGATAGGTACTACGATCAGAAAAAAGCCATGGAGGAAATGGATGAAATTTTTTTCATGGATTGGGATGATAAGCCCACTGGCAGGGATGATTTTAAGTTTACGACTTCCCCATCTGGTCGTAATGCGCTGCTAGGCGCAATCCGGCTAATGACCAGTACCGAGCCGGTGTTCAATATCCCTTACGAGAAGAACAATCAGCAAGCTAAACAGATCAGTGAAAAACTGGAAAAGTTTTGCACAATGGTTTGGTATCACTCTGGCAGATTTAAGGGTGTCCCGCTAGAGCAACCCATCATTGAGAGTTTATTGCGCCATGGTATGTACTGCCTGGCTATATTTGATACCAAAGACCTACAAGATACCTTTGTCAAAAAAGATGCTTCTGAAGCACAAATGCGCCAAATTGACCGAGTAGTAAAAAGCACACCTTATTTGATGGAGGCCTGGGATGTCAGAGGGGTTTATCCAGAATGGGGTAGGTTTGGGCTAAATGCCGTTTATCGCAATGTCACCATGACAGTGGCACAGGTGAAGGATCAGTTTGGCGAAAAGGTCATACAAGATTATATGAATCTGGACCGGACAAGTGACTCCGATCAGGTGCAATATGCCGATTATTGGGACTTAGATAAACATATAGCATGGATTTCAGCGACAATCACAGGCGGCCAATCGATCATTGCCGGTGATCCGATCATCGATAAGGAACATGGCTTGCCATGTATTCCTATTGTGGTGCAGACAGGCGAGGGCAGTTATATCGATAGTGAGCCAGAAAGACAGGCTTTACCTTTTCTCTATACCCTAAAGGAATCGGGGTTGTGGGAACGCCAAAGTTTGGAACTTACATTGATGTATACCAACCTATTTGATATTGGCGCAAATCCAAGCTATGTCTATAAAACGATTGGGGATGATGAACTTGTTATTGATGGGTCTGTTCCAGGAAGCGCAATAAAACTTAGACCAGGTGAAGATTATTACCCACTCCAAAAAGATGTTATAAATAAAGATATGCTGCAAGGTTTGAGCATAGCGGATCGGCTTGTAGAAGAAAGTACGCTTTACAGGCAGGCTTTAGGTGGCACTGGCAATTTAGGTGCCAATGTTGCCTTCTCTACCGTAAGCCTTCTGAATCAGATGGGGCGGCTACCTCTTACCGCCCCACAAAAAAGAGGGGGATGGGGTATCTCAACCGGATGCGAATATATGTTTGAAATGATGAAATACAAAAACAATATTCGACAAATCAAAATGAAAGAAGGCGGGTTTGTAGAAATCGATCCGGCAATTATTCCAGATGATCTGATCGTTGAAGCAAAGTTGAAGGTAGACTTGCCACAAGACCAGATGAATCAGGCTAACATAGCGCAGCTAATCACACAGGCAGGATTGACCTCTAACCGATGGGCTAGAGAAAAGATTTTGAATATCAACCAATCATCTGAAATGGATAAAGAAATTTGGGAAGAACAGGCCGCAAGAACGGTCTATGAAATGGTGATACAAAAACTAACACAACAAGACATGATGGCCGCTATGCAGCAGCAACAGCAAGCCATGGCTGGACAGGCGGCCCCACAAAATATGCCTAATCAGCAATCGCAAGTTAGAGGGCCAGTATCCCCAGGATCAGCCATTCAAGCGCAGGGCGGGCTAACACCAAGCCAACGGCCAAACACCAAGCCAGTACCGGCAGAAGGTCAGGGCATGCCACTGCAGGAAGGTGAGATATAATGGACATAACAGATGCACTTGATAGTTACTTACAAGCGAAAATAAAAGTTGGTCAATGGGAATTGGAGTTCAATCAGAAATTCTACGAGCCAATGGCTAAAGTTTTGATTGCCACTGCAATGAGGGCGGCGAACAGCATCCCGCCACAAAACAGGCCCCAGGTCACCAACAATGAGAACCTAATGCGAGGTGAATAATGCCAAACCCTATGCTAGACGGTCAAATTTATGGACCCGTTAGAACGCAGCCGCAACCGAAAACTTACGCACCGACTTACGATCCATATAATCTATATGGTGGTGGCACTTATGGTGGCACGAAGCCAACCGGATATGTGCCAAAAACACCCGATACCGTAAGTCAGGCAGAAATGGCACAACAGCAGGCGGCTGCACTCTTACAGCAACAGCAGGCCATGGCGCAAGCAGAGTTTCAGCAACAGCAGGCACAAGCGG